GTCATGTCCTTAGCTGGTTGTGCATTAGGTACATAGACTAGTGATGCGTCCGTATTTGGAATCGGGTAGCACCTATCCTTCACAATCGTAGTGGAAATATTACCTGAAGCACTTTTAAAAGTAGCAACGGTAGGGACGACTGGAATGACATGGGTAGGGATCATATAAATTTTTGAACTCACGCAGAATGCTCCGCTGTAAGAGTCGCCAATCTCAACAATACCCATAGCAGTTCGCAAGCCAAGTGAAGCACGTTCTTGGTCGCTAAAACTGCCATTATTTGTTAGTTTTGTGCGTTCGGTTGGTTGCCAAACGTTCGCCTCCTTATCGCGTTCCCTAATATCTGCAATAGACTTAGGTGCCAACTTCCCTTGGAAGGAAATATTAGCCTTGAGCGCTTTAATGGTTTGGGCTGCCCCATAGAGCAAGCCGAGGGAAGCAAAAATCCCACAAGCATATTTTACATGTTGATCTCTGAGAGTCTTAAACAATTCGGGAAGGGTTTCTCGCGAGGCTACAAGCCTTGCCATATAAGCCTCCTTCTTCGTCTCAATAACTCCAGCAATAGTAATCATATAGTATGCGAACCCAATAACAGCCGTAAGTAATGCTGACCCGAATCCAAATAAGGACCAGACCAACAAGCACATAAGAGTGTGTGCAAATAACATGCGTCTGCAATAGGTTTTGACCTCCTGTCCAATCACATCCTCCCCAAATGATAGAATGGTAGATTTGATAATATCATTATCCATCCACTCCTGGGGTATCCATGATGTCCAAGAAGACAATGGCGATTCCTCAAAGGTTTTAAGACCCAAGAGTAACACCTTGATGGAAAAATCCTCAACAGCCGTCTCCGTTGTACTCTGATGCACCCTCAATTTGTGGGTGAATTTTTGTGCTTTACGTGAGATATGGCCAGCGAGGCGTTCTCCGAAATGAGGGACGTATTCCTCAGTTTCCTTGGAGTCAACTTTACACTTACAGGTTTCAGTACATTCATCGCATTCTGGGCAGATATTGATGATGTCTGAGGGTTCAGTGAAGGACTCAACAAGAAGAGTTTGCTCGTGATTGTGCTTTCGAGCGATTTTGATTAGGCGATTTACGTAGTCGGTAATAGATAGATCCTCTTCGAGAATCCTCCAACTACTAAATTCCTGACCACCGGGGCCATCGCCGATTGGCTCTTTGAGTGTGATAAGCCAAATATCATTTAATTGGTTCATGCTACCAAACTTGGCTATAACTTTAGCTGAGTCTAGTAAATTATTGGTTAGGAATTCAGGGCGAACCTTTAATTCCACATGAACGTGGCAACGGCGGAGAACTGACATAGAGTTGTAGGATGACAATCCAGCGTGCAATTCTTCCACATTGGTGGTGATAGTAAGACAACTGGGTTCAATCGAAATTTTACCCTTATTTGCAAGGTCTGCCATTACAGCATACTCGCGAATGTTGTTCACAATTTTGATGATGGATTCTGAGGGCGCAACTTCCCAAAATTCCTTCTTAGTATTACCAAGATCATCGATTTTTACTCCGGTAATATATGACCGATAGTTCGACATGTATTGATCTGACTCATTAATAGTACATATGTAGTCAGCCGAACACGGCACACCCATAGCTTTAAGAACGGTTGCTAGGGTAATGTCGGCAAATGTAGATTTCCCGACTCCGGAATTGCCATAAATCTTCACAGCAAGAGGTGCTTTGCGCAATCCTCCTGAGATCCGAATGGCTGTAAACTCTGTATAAATTTTGCTCAGAGCTTCCCATTTTTGCTGAGT